CCGCCTCGGCGTCCCCGTGGACGGCTACGCAGGCATGGCGACCGTCGCCGCCCTCCAGACCCATCTCAATGAAGGGACGCTCTGACCATGACTGACACGCCGAAGCACGCCGCGACCCCTCAGCCCATCGGCTGGCTCACCCCCACCGTGCGACGGTGGGCATACGCCGTGGCGACCGCCGCCGTCCCGCTCCTGGTCATCTACGGAGTGATTGAGTCCGAGACCGCGCCCCTCTGGGTCGCCCTCGTGGCATCCGTCCTTGGCACCGGGACCGCGCTCGCGCACGTCCCGTCGACCGGGGGCGGCGAATGAGTGGAGCCGCCGAGGTCATTACTGCCCTCGGCGGCCTCACCGGCCTATCGACGGTGGTTGCGTCGGTCGCTACCCTCATCCAGGCGCGCCGCATCCGCGCACAGGTCAGCCCTAACCACGGATCGTCCCTAGCGGACGCCGTGAACAGGACAGACGAACAATCCGCGCGCGCGGGGGATGCGTTAGAACGTCTCGGCGATACCCTCGCCGCTCACTCCGAGGCGATCACCCGCATTGAATCAACGCTCATTGCGAGTAGCCAGAGCGTGTCCAGGATCGAGATTGAGCAGACCAAGACCGCCGCCGATGTCATGGTGACCCGGCATCAGATCGAAGGCCTCGCCCGTGAGCTAAAAGGCCTCGGTCACGAGATCGGAGACATCCGATCCACCCGTGATCGAGAGCATGGCGATTACGACGCTCGGATCAGGTCACTGGAAGGCCGCGCCTAGGCCACCGCCTCCACCACGGCCCTTAGCGTCTCATCGGCTATCGCTAGGTACCGAAGCGTGGTTTGTGGCGATTCGTGCCCTAGCACCCTCTGGACAGCCACAAGATCGCCCGTGCGCTCATAGGCGCGCGTCGCGAACGAATGCCGTAGGGCGTGCATCGTGACGCCGCGTGGCAGGGCGCGCCCAACCAGTCGCCCGATCCACTCAGGGGACACGTGTCCCGAATCGGCCCCCGGAAACAGCCAGCCGGGGCCGTGCCCCTGAATCTCTACCGCGATTGACTCAGGAACGGGCACAGTCCGAGCCTTCCCGCCCTTCCCGTGAACGATCAGCGACCAGCCGTGCAAGTCCCTAACCAGGTCACAGCCGCGCACCTTCGCGACCTCGCCACGCCGAAGACCGAGCTCCGAGGCCAGACGCACCGCCAAACGCACACGCCAGTCAGGGGATAGGCGCGCGCGGGCAATCGCGGCGGCATCGGCTGGCCTCGGAGCGGGCGCAGACGCGCGCACCGTAGGGACGCGGCTCGGATCGACGCCAACCGCGTGCCGCTCGCTCGCCCACTCGTAGAACCCGGCAACGGACTGGAGGGCGCTACGGCGCGTGTCTCGCGCCCAAACGTGCGCAGCGGACCATTCGATCACGTCGACTGTCTCCACATCCCACGGCCCGCGATCCACAGCGCGGGCAAACCGACGCAGCCAGTCGATCCGCAACCTCGTTGTCGCGATCGAGCGGCCCGATCCAAGCAGGTGCAACCGGTAATCTCCCAGTGGCGCATCCCAGCCGCCCGGCACTAATGCTTTGCGTATAACCATGGTCATATCCTCGCCCGATCCGCCCAATGCTGCGCGCGCTACGCCGCCGCGCCCGATCCGACGTGCGATAACGAGGCCTCCAAAGTGTCCAGAATATGGACTGTGACGCAATCCCGAGGTTGCAGGTTCGAGTC